GGTTGGCGGGCGCAGTATTTTGCTAGAGTCAGGCTTTTACTATTCACCATACTTATAATAAGATTCCCCTATAGAAAAGGCTTTAGATATGCTTTACACTTTGAAGCGGAGAGTGGTTAATGGCTACACAAAAAGAACTAGCAGAGCATCTAGACCTATCGCCTCAGTCTATATCTGACTTGGTGCGTAAAGGTATTATCACAGTTGGAACTGGAAGATCACCAGTCAACCTTGATGTCTGCAGGATTCAATACATAACTTTTTTAAGAAAGGCAGCTAGATACACAAAGAAAGACGGAACAGGAGATATTGCAGAGGAGAAAACTAAACTTACTGCAGCTCAAGCAAGAAAGGCTGAATTAGAAGCAGATCAATTAGAAGGAAAGTTGATACCCTCTGATCTTGTTCAAGAAACTTGGACTGGCTTTGTTGCTAACGCTAGAGCTAAACTCCTAGCCTTACCATCAAAACTTGCACATCTCCTTATAACTATAGAAAAATATACGGAAGCTGAAAACTTACTTAAAGATAATATTTATGAAGCATTACAAGAACTAGCCGATGATGGAATACCTGTCTCCTATAGAGAGCGTATTGCTGCAAGCCAGCAAGACATGGACTCCACCTCCATCGCTGACGATAAGTAGCTGGGCTGACAGATACAGACAGCTATCGCCTGAAGCATCTTCGGAGGCTGGTCAATGGCGAACTAGCAGAGCGCCTTATCAAAAAGAAATGATGGATGTATTCAATGATCCTAATATTCAAAGGATTGTTGTTATGACCAGTTCTCAAGTTGGTAAAACTGAGATCATTCTTAACACCATTGCTTACTTCATAGATCAAGACCCTAGCCCCATGCTTATTCTGCAACCAACACTTCAAATGGCACAGGCTTTTTCTAAAGATAGGCTTGCCCCTATGATTAGAGATACTGAAAAGATAAGAAATTGCGTAAAAGAAGCAAGATCAAGAGACAGTGGTAATACAGTCTTGCATAAGAAGTTTGCAGGAGGTCATCTTACTATGGTTGGAAGTAACTCCGCAGCAGGTCTCGCCAGCCGACCATGCCGACTAATACTCGCAGATGAGGTTGACCGCTACGAGGCTTCTGCTGGATCAGAAGGAGATCCTATAAACCTTGCGATAGCTAGAACTAAAACATTTTGGAACAGAAAGATATATATGTGTAGCACACCTACCATCAAAGGTCTTTCTCGTATTGAGGCTGCGTTTGAAGAGTCTGATAAGCGTTATTACTATGTGCCTTGTCCTGAATGTGATCATAAACAGACTCTAAAATGGAAAAATGTAGTTTGGGAGGATGGAAAGCCTGAAACTGCTGCTTATGCCTGCGAGGAATGTGGCTCAATCATAGAAGAATCTAAAAAACAGTGGATGTTAAAGCATGGAGAATGGAGAGCTACATCTAAAACCACTGATACTGCTGGATTCCACATATCAGAGCTTTATTCAACATGGTCAACATGGGCTGAAATGGCTAAATCATTCTTAGAAGCTAAAAAACAACCTGAAATGTTAAAAACTTGGGTAAATACTGCTCTTGGTGAGGTTTTTGAGAGCGATGGAGACTCAGTTGAGGCTGAACCATTGCTAGAAAGAAGGAAAAACTTTGATATAGACTCAATTCCTTCGGATGTATTGGTTTTAACAGGTGGGGTTGATGTACAAGCCAACCGAATTGAGCTTCAAGTATGCGGATGGGGTCATAACTATGAATGTTGGGTCATAGATTATCGTGTATTTCATGGAGACCCATCTTTACATAAGATTTGGAATGACTTAGATGAGTTTTTAAAGATAAAGTTTGAAACAGAAGATGGTAGAAAGCTTGGATTTGCTGCTTGTTGTATAGATTCAGGGCATCACACTGAAACTGTATATGCTTTTTGCAAGCCTAGATCAAGTAGAAAGATATATGCGGTCAAAGGTCAGTCTCAAGCTGGTAAACCTATAGCTAATAGAGGTAGTTATGTCGGTAAATCTAAGAATTTATTGTTTCCTGTTGGTACAGATACCGCAAAAGAAGCTATTTTTGCTAGATTAACAGCAGACATAGAAAAAACTACCTTACATTTCTCTCATGTGCTTGATGAGGAGTATTTTTTGCAACTTACCGCAGAAAAAAGAGTAACAAAGTTCAATAGAGGTAAAAAAACTCTTGTTTGGAAGCAAATTCGTGAAAGGAACGAGGCGCTGGATACGCTTGTTTACAATTTTGCTGCTGCTTACATACTACAACCAAATTTTAAGGTTATTGAACAAAAATTAGCTAGAAATTTAGAAATTGAGCCTGAAATACAAGAAAATGGCGAAAAAATCACAAGAAAAAGACCTGTTACCAAGCATTTACGCAAAAATTCCTTTGTAAACTCTTGGAAGTATTGACAAACTAGAAAATGACCTTAGTGTCCTAATGTGAGAAAGTTTAATTAAACTCTATACACATATTGGTGACACATATTGGCTAATTTATTTGATCGTTCAAATTATCCAACGCAAGAACCCTACGAATTAGTTGTAGGAGATCGTTGGGTTTGGAAAAGAGAAGATCTTAATACGGATTATTCTACAGACCTATATTCCTTATCTTATGAGTTTCACTGCGATTCAGGCGGTGGAGGCAATCATGCTTTTACTATTAACGCTACTGAAAGCGGAAATGTTTATTATGTAGAAGTAGCTTCAACCACTACTGCTGGCTACAACCCTCATAGATATATTTGGGATGCTTATATAACTAGAACTTCTGATTCTCAAAGAATAAGAATAGACTCAGGCGTTACTCAGTTATTAGATAATCTAGCTGATACAACAGCAGATCAAAGATCTCATGTTAAAAAGGTTTTAGATGCTTTGGAAGCTATGATTGCTAATAGAGCCTCTGTAGATCAATCTTCTATGTCTATAGCTGGTAGATCTCTTTCAAGAATGGATATTAATGATCTTTTATCTTGGAGAGATAAATATAAAGCTGAATATCTTAGGGAATTGAAAAAAGCAAGAGCTAAAAATGGGTCATCAACTGGTAACACTGTAAAAGTAAGGTTTTCATAATGGCTTGGTACGATATTTTTACTAATCAAAACAAACAGGTCAAAAAAAGACAGTTTCCTAGAATAAGAAAATATCAAGGAGCTAATACTGGAAGGCTTTTTGCTGACTTTAGAGCTTCTTCAACCTCTGCGGATGCAGAAATCAAAGATCAATTAAGAATACTAAGAGAAAGAAGCAGAGATTTAGCTAGAAACGATGCTTATATAGCTAGATATCTTAATTTAATGGTTAGTAACATTATTGGCTCTAATGGAATTAGATTAAGTCTAAAAGCTAGAAATGATGACGGATCTTTAGACATTGGTGGTAATAGAGTAATTGAACGAGAATTTAAAAAATGGTCTAGATATGGAAATTGCACACTTGATGGCAGACATTCATTCCTAGACTGTCAAAAACTATTTGTTGAATCTTTAGCAAGAGATGGCGAAGTTCTTGTTCGTCATGTAATGACAAAAAATTCACCTTATGGTTACAAAATAGAGTTTTTAGAAGCGGATCATTTAGACGAAACTAAAAATGAAGTAAATAAAAAAACTGGTAACAAAGTAAAAATGGGAGTTGAGGTTGATAAATATAATAACCCAATAGCCTATCATTTATTTAAGAACCATCCACACGACAACACCTATACATCTCCAAGAGAACACACGATTGTTCCTGCTGAAGAGATTATTCATGCGTATATGCCAAGCAGAGCGCAACAAACAAGGGGTGTTCCTTTTACTGCTGCTGTAATGCCAAGCATCAAAATGCTAAATGGCTATATGGAAGCAGAAATTACTGCTGCTAGAGTGGCAGCAAGCAAAATGGGCTTCTTCACTTCAAGTGACGGAGATGGTTATGTGGGGGATGGTTACGAAGATGACTTTACGCCTATCTTAGAAGCTTCGGCTGGATCATTTGAGCAATTACCTGCAGGTATGGACTTTAAGGCGTTTGATCCAGACCATCCCTCCACCGCATTTCCAGCCTTTACAACGCAAGTTTTGAGAGGGATAGCTTCAGGGTTAAATATTTCATATCATGCGCTTACAAACGATCTCAGCTCCGTTAATTACAGTTCTTTGAGAGCAGGAGCATTAGAAGATAGAGAAATGTACAGACTCTATCAAAGATTTGCTATAGATCACTTTATGATGCCAATTTTTGAAAAATGGTTAGAGATGGCAATATCAAGCGGAGGCATAGTCATTAACGCTGATTCAGGTATACCTTTATCAATGTCAAAATACGAAAAGTTTGCTGATAATGCCAATTTCATTCCAAGAAGCTTCCAATGGGTAGATCCACAAAAAGAAATGATGGCATCTATCAATGGTATGCAAGCTGGTCTTATTTCTTATCAAGATGTTCAAGCAAACTATGGCAGAGATGTTGAAGAACTATTTGAGCAACACGAAAGAGAGCAGAAACTAGCAGAACAATACGGAATTAAAACCGCATATCAACCATTTGGACTTAAATCTCCTATTGAGCCTGAGATATCAGGAGGCAACAACGATGGCGAGCTATAAGCCAACAGACGGAATGAAAACCGCAGCAAACAGAGCGCTTGAATGGCGTAGAGAGTTTGGCAGAGGGGGAACTGAGGTTGGCATCGCTAGAGCTAGAGATATCGTCAATGATAAAAACCTTTCTGAATCTACAGTTAAAAGAATGTTTAGCTTCTTTTCTAGGCATGAAGTAGATAAACAAGCAGAAGGATTTAATTCAGGAGAAGATGGATTTCCAAGCAACGGAAGAATTGCATGGGATCTTTGGGGAGGAGATGCTGGCTTTTCTTGGTCTAGACAAATAGCTGAAAGACTAAAGAAAGAAGATGAAAGAGCAATGCCAAATGAATTAAAAGTAGGCGATTTTGTTTCTTGGGATAGTTCAGGTGGCAGGGCTAGAGGAAAGATTATAAAAATAGAGAGAGATGGAACTATAGATGTTCCAAATACAGATTTAACAATAACAGGAACTAATGAAGATCCTGCAGCATTAATTCAGTTATACAGAGATGGAGAGCCAACAGATATAGAGGTTGGTCATAAATTCTCTACTCTTACAAAGATTAATGATATTAGACAAGTTTCCGATTCTTTTGAATCAGAAAATCATCCAGTAGAAAATACTGAGGAGAAACCTATGGAAAAAGATGATAGACATATCCTCAGTGTATCTGAAACTGATGACTCTATAGTCGTTGAGTTTGAGAAGCACAATGAGGATGTAGAAAATGAGGATATTTCCGAAAATGTCGAAGTAGGAAATTCCTATCAAGATGAAGAAGACAGAGATTTCAATGGAGATGTAGTTTACAGAACTGTTGACCTTTCAAGAGCTTCACATATTGATGAAAAAAATAGACGAGTTCGTATCGGGGTGTCATCCGAAGAACCTGTTGAGCGCAGTTTTGGTATGGAAGTACTTTCACATCAAGAAGGCGATATTGGAATGGACTTTATCGCAAGCGGTAGAGCGCCATTGCTCTTAGATCACGACATGACTAAACAGATTGGAGTGATTGAAGAGTTTAAACTTGATCCGAAGGCTAAGCGTACAATAGCTGTTGTTCGTTTCGGTAGAAATGGACTTGCGGATGAAGTATTTAATGATGTAGTTGATGGTATTCGTCAGAATATATCTGTTGGCTACAAAATTGATAGAATGGAGCGACAAAGATCTTCAGACAAAGATCAAGCAGAATACAGAGTTGCATTTACTCCTTTAGAGGTGTCAATCGTTTCTGTGCCTGCTGACCAGTCTAAAGCTGTTGGTGTTGGTCGTTCTAAAGAAAAAACTAAAACTAATATAACTTTCGAGGAGAAAAAAATGACAGAAGAAGTCAAAAATGAAATTAACCTTGATGAAGTTAGAGCAAAATCTATTGAAGAAGCAAGAGCTGAGTTCAAAAGAAGTTCAAAAGAAATTCTTGACCTAGCTGCAAAACACAATAGAAGAGATCTAGCTGACAAGGCTATCCAAGAGGGTCTATCCGTTGAACAGTTTAGAGGAGTTTTGTTAGACAATATCGCTAATGACAAGCCACTAGAAACTGCTGAAATCGGTATGACACCAAAAGAAGTCAGAAACTTTAGCTTAGTGAGAGCAATCAGAGCTTTAGCTAATCCTTCTGATAGAAAAGCACAACAAGATGCAGCTTTTGAATTTGAATGTTCAGAAGCAGCTCAAAGAGAATCAGGAAATGTTGCCAAAGGTATCATGCTTCCTGCTGATGTGCTAAGAAACTGGAAGAGAGATCTTAACACTTCCGATGACTCTACTCTTGTATCAGAAGATTACAGAGCTGGAGATTTCATTGATGTGCTAAGAAACGCATCTTCAGTAATGCAAGCTGGCGCAACCATGTTAAGGGGTCTCTCAGGAAATATTGTAGTGCCAAAGAAAACAGCATCATCTTCTGCTGGATGGATTTCTAGTGAAGGTGGAGCTGCTAGTGAGTCTGAATTTACTTCAGGTTCAGTAACCATGTCACCTAAAGTTATCGGTGCTTTCACTGATGCTTCTAGATTAATGCTTCAACAGTCTTCACTAGACATTGAAAACTTAATCAGAGATGACCTAACACAATCAATCGCTGTTGCTATTGATTTAGGTGCTTTAGCTGGTTCAGGTTCAAGCGGACAGCCTACAGGTATCAAAAACACTTCAGGTGTTAATACCACAACATTTGCTGCTGCAAACCCAAC